GACGTAGCTGCTGATGGTACAGCTTTAGATGGTTTTAAAGTTGGAGACGTAACTACAACAACTACTAACGGTAATATTAAATTAACTCCTAATGGAACTGGTGTTGCAGAAGTTAGAGGTGTTGGTGGTTACGATGGTACATTGCAACTTAATTGTTCACAAAATAGTCACGGTATAAAATTAAAATCACCACCTCACAGTGCTGGACAAAGTTATACACTTACATTTCCTAGCAGTATTGTAAATAATGGTGCATTAAAAACAGACTCTAGTGGTAACTTAAGTTTTGGTTTAATTGCTACAGCTAACATTGCAGATGATGCAGTAGATGCTGACAAGCTTGCAAGTAACTCTGTTGTTTCAGCAAGTATAGTTGATGGCAGTATTGTTAATGCGGATATAAACGCTAGTGCAGCGATAGCTGGAACTAAGATTTCTCCTGATTTTGGATCGCAAAATATAACTTCAACTGGAAACATAACTTCTCCAGTTTTAGTTGCTCAAGGTGCATCTGGTTCTGGTGATGGAATAATACTTGTAAATTCTGGCGGTGGAACAAATGCTGATTTTGCAAGAATTAGGCAAGTTCTTTCTGACGATTCTTTTGTAATTGAAAACAAAGCTACTGGTTCTTATGTATCAAGATTTACTATCGCTTCAAATGGAACAGTAAATATACCTAATAACTTAGACGTTGGTGCTGGTGTTGACGTAACAGGAAATATCACAGTTACAGGAACAGTTGATGGTGTAGATTTACAAACACTAAATACTGCTGTATCTGCAAACACATCTAAGGTAACTAACGCTACCCACACAGGAGACGTTACAGGTGCTACATCTTTAACAATCGCTAATGATGCAGTTACTGGAGCTAAGATAGCTGATGATAGTATAAATTCAGAACATTACGTTGATGGTTCTATAGATACTGCTCATATTGCAAACGATGCAGTTGATGAAAATAAACTATCTCATACAGGTGTAAGTGCTGGTACTTATGGTTCTGCTACAGCAATTCCTATTATTACTGTATCTACACAAGGTAGGATTAGCTCGGCAAGCACTGCAACTATTAACAGTGACATAATCTCAACACAACAAGCGGCATTTAACAACCGCACATTAGCTACAGGTTTCAATCATGCTATGGCTGGACCAGTAACTATAGCTTCTGGTCAGGCAATTACACTGGCTGGAACTGCAAAATTAACAATTATTGGATAACAAATGGCATACGGAAAAATTAAAGCAGACGCTATAGTATATGATAATAGCGGATCTGACGTTGAAGTTTCGACTTCAAGTATAGCTAGTAAAGCGAACTTAGCAAGTCCAGCTTTTACTGGAACCCCTACTGCACCTACAGCATCAGGAGGGACTAACACAACACAATTAGCTACTACTGCATATGCAGTGACAGCTGCTAAAGGATTAGTTGAACAAGGTAGTACTTATCGAGTTCAAATTTTGGCTATTGCTGGTGGTGGAGCTGGTGGATACACTGACTCTGGCTACTCAGGCGGTGGCGGAGGAGCTGGTGGTGCAATTTACCATGATGGTTTTATGGTTACTGATGGTGACGCCTACACAGTAGTTATTGGTAGTGGTGCTAACGGACCTACAAGTGACGCACAAATGGGTCAATGTAATAATAGCCAAGCTCCTAATGGAGGAGATACAACTATTTCTGGCACTGGACTCTATGTTGAATGTTACGGTGGCGGTGGCGGTGCTGGTTATAACGGCAATTATTTAGAAGGTGCTGCTGGTGGCTGCGGTGGCGGCGGTGAAGGATATGAATATACTTATAGATCAAGTTCAAGTCACGCTCGTCAAGGTGGTGGTGGTACTTCTGCTTTCGGTACACATGGTGGTATGGGTGCAGTAAACCAAGGTAACTTTGGTGACGGTGATTATGCTGGCGGTGGCGGCGGTGGAATAGGAGGAGCATCTCCTCATCACCGTTCTCAAGGTGGACATGGTTCTGCTGCTTTTCACGAATGGATGGTAGCTACATCATCAGGTGTAGTTAACAGTAGTGTTTACTACCTCGGCGGTGGCGGAGGCGGTGGCGAAGCTAACAGTAGTGGCGGAGGTGCTGGTAAAGGTGGTGCTGGTGATGGCGGTAATAGCTCTGGTTCTAGTGGTGCCGATGCTACTGATGGTACAGGATCAGGTGGCGGCGGAAGAGGTCGCTGGAATACTGGTTCTGGTCGTGGCGGTAATGGTGGAGACGGTCTTGTTATTTTCCGTTATCCTGATAGCAATGGTCAAAAAGCAACTGGCGGAACTGTTACTCAATCTGGTGGTTGGTACTACCACAAATTTACTTCTGGTGCAACATTTACTGCTTAAAATTATGAACTTTGCAAAAATACAAAATGGAGTTGTTGTCAACGTATTTAAAGCTGAACAGGCTGAAGTTGACAAAGGAACTTTTGGTGATCCATCTACCTTAAAAGAATGGAAAAGAGATGGAAGTATTCGTGGTAACGCTGCTGTTATTGGCAGCAGTTACGATTCTTCTACAGATAAATTTTACTATCCAAAACCACATGAGTCTTGGGTATTAAATTCAGAAGATCAATGGGAATCTCCTGTTACTAAACCAGCTATTGGAGATAAACATTGGAGATGGGACGAAACAGTATATAAAGCTGATAATACAAAAGGTTGGGTAGAGCAGACTTTTAGCTAAATGGAAATACCCACCATAGTATTACCACCAGTAGAAACGATAGAAACAATATCTATACCTTTACCTACAGCAGACGTACCTTCTTACATTCCTATGGTTGTACCTCCTAGCGATTTACAAGCCGAAGAAGAACCTGAAGGTACTGCCTCTGAAAAAGAGCCGGAGTCTCCCGGAATGAGAAAGGTAGACATACCTTTTACAGAAAAACAAATGCCGGTACCTGAGACTGAGATCTTAGTAACGGCTACCACAACTGCGGTTGTGTCAGTAGCAGCGACACTTACAGCTACAGCAGCTTTTAAATATGTTGTAACTGCTATGAAACCAATACTTAAAACAACATGGAAGAAGATAAGCCAGTCAAAGAAAAAAGTTTCTTAGGAAAAGTAAAAGATATAGCCGAAGACAAAGAACATCAAATAGAATTTCTGGGAACAGTAGTTAGATTAGGCGTAGTTGTCTGGTCTGGTTTTATTATTACTATGAACTATGTTGACATTCCTATGGTAAAGAAATCTGGCAACTCGGATATCACTTTCGTCGCCAGCGTATTTACTGGCGCACTCGCAACCTTCGGGCTTACGACTGGAAAAAACGGCAATAGTAAAACACCAACAAATTGCCCAATGATGAAAAAAGACAAACCAAAAGTATGAAAAAATTAATTCTGCTTTTAGCTCTGTTATCACCCAGCATAGCAAGAGCAAACACAGTTACGCCACAATTTACTACAGGTTCGATGAACTCAACGACTGTTACAACTCAGACTATAACTGAGGTAGAACAGCGTCAGGTGTTCGGAGCTGCTGTAAATACATGGTCAGGAACAAACATAACACCCTCAGCCGATATATCTGGAACTGGTACAACATTTAGTGTTACCAACGCATCTGATCCTTGGGTACTAGAAACAACAACTAGAGCTGCCGGCATCGTTGAACAATGGGATACAACCAGAAACTTTACAATAAACTCCACTACAAACTCCTTGTCTGTCTTCTCACAGTAGGCAGTCCGGTATTTGCTGAAGGAGATACAAATAATAATAGTAACCCCGTGGCAGCAGCCACTGGAAACGTTACAAATCAAGCTGTACAATTTCAAAATAATGGAGCACCTAGCCGACAAGCCTTTGGTAGCAACGTTTCTTGCAATGGCAGCACAATGACATTTAGCCCATTTTACATGGGTAATGATACAGAACCACAAACAGAAGATGGTTATGTAATCTCAGAGAACTGGGGGTTTCAATTAAATTTCTCAGTTCCACTTAACAAAGACTTGACTAAGCAATGTGAACGCATGGCTGAGTCTAAGATCCAAAAGGATCGTCTTGACTATGAGCTGGTACGTGCTCTAAAATGTGCCGAACTACAACGCAAGGGTTTCACCCTGAGACCCGGATCACGGGTAGAACATTTATGCTCTGACGTGATACCTATACAATTAACAAACAAATAACATGTTAGCACTCGTAAAACCATTCGTATTATCTGCACTCAGATCACCTAAATTCAAGACATTTGTCGTTGAATTATTAGAAAAGCTAGTAGAGCAGAGTGATAATGAGCTTGATGACAAAGCACTAGCAATAGTCAAAAAAGGCTTAGGACTATAAAATCTTAGGGTACAAACATACCTAGATTAAATTACAAACCCCTTACAAGCGATTCTGAAAGGGCTTTTTTAGTAAAAAAATGGCAAACAACATTCTGAAGATAAAAACCACTAGATTTCCAAAACATGTACATGACCTTGATCCTATTCGGTACAAGGAAATGAAAAACAAAATATTGAAGATCGAAAAAAGAGTTAAACTTAAAAAACAAAAGAAAAAAAGGACAGCATGAAAAAAAAAGCAACCGAAGACCAATTTAACGAGTTGCATAACCTAGTTACTAAAGAATTCTTAACTCGTATAAAATCGGGTGAAGCAACTACACAGGATCTAAAGGCAGCTTGTGATTGGTTAAAAACTAATGACATTAGTGGTGTTGCTTATGACGGTAATCCTTTATCTAAATTAGCAAAGGTTATGCCAACAGTAGATCCACAATTAGTAAAGGAAAGACTCTATGGCAAGCACAGCTAAATACTATAGATCCAACCCTAAAGCTCGAGCTACTAGACTCAAGCAACAAAAACAATACAACAAAACAACCAAAGGCAAACAATTACGTGTCAATGCAAATAGACTTAATAGACAACTTGGTACTTACGGAAATGGTGACGGGAAAGACGCTGCTCACTATAAGGGGAGTACTACCAAGGGCAGACTCCAAAGTCCATCCATTAACAGAAAAAGCAGACTCAAAATACGTAAATGACACCTCTACTACTTAAACCAGACCATTACTTACACAATTTAATAACCATGACAAGTCCTGAAGCAAAGAAGCTCTGGAGAAGAGCTATCAAAGAGCACTTTAATTGTACATGTGTTTATTGCGGAGAAAATTATGAATTTAAAGAACTTACACTCGACCACGTTAAGCCTCGTTGCAAAGGTGGTGAGAGTATTACAACAAATCTTGTACCCGCTTGTAGGGCGTGCAACCAAGGTAAAGGTAGTAGTAATTGGCTAAGATGGTCAAGAGACACATTTGGAAGTCAACCTGATAGAGAACAACTAATCCAAGATCACATAGCAGCATAATTATGGCAAAGACTTTTAAGCCGTCGGAGGATGGTTTCTATAGAATAAAAGAATCACAAAAAGACGATCTTAAAAAGTTTTTTATAAAACAGATGGAAGGTAACCCTAAAACACCTAAAGGTAACCTTTCTAAAAAAGGCGTTAACGTTAAAACTATTATTACTACTAAAAAAGGTAAAGAATACGAAGCAGTTTTTAAAAGTGATAGAGACATTTGGAAATTTAACGATAAAGACCTTTTAGGTGCTTCAGGTACAAAAAGAACTGAAAACTTAAGATTATCTAATACTTTAAATACTACAGAACAACAAAAAGAATTTAAAGCAAAAGCAAAAGACCTTCCAGCAGGAATAGAAGGAGACCATATTTATGAAGTTCAAGAAACTGGTCCAATGGTAGAAAAGTTAGAGTCAGACAAAGGCACTATAACTACTAAAGAATATAATAGACGAAAACAAATACTTCAAGATACAGGTATTGGAGATAATCCAAAAAACTTTCAAAAGTTAACTGGTAAACAAAATACTGTAAAACAAGCAGAAGTTGCTAGAAAAAATAAAGCTTTAGAACTTATGGAAATGAAAAACCCTAGTTCTAGAGCATTAAAACTTATAAAGAATAGCCGGATTACTTCAGTTACTAAAGATGTTATGAAAAATCCACTTGTTAAAAAAGCTGGATTTATTATCCCGGGATTGGGACTTACTATAGCTGGAGGTATTGTAACTTCAGACGTAAAGGCAGCTACACAAAATCCATCTGCCAAAAACTATGCAAAACTTGGATTAAGTACTGTTGATGCCGGTTTAGAAGTAGTAGATACATTTACTGCTGGTTTATCTACACCTGTTACTATGGCTCTTCAATTAGCTACAGGACTTGCTAGACAACAAATTGACGAAGGAACTAGATCAAGTTCTGAGATAAATATGGATGCTAGAAGAGCCGCTAGACGCGGATAAAGATAACTTATACACATTCGTATATGACAGATGTTTTAACCGCCCTACAGGACGATTTCAAGCTGTTTCTGCAAGCTTTGTGGGATCAGCTAGATCTTCCCCAACCAACGAGGGCACAATATGCAATTGCAGATTACTTGCAGAATGGTCCCAAGCGACTACAGATACAGGCATTTAGGGGAGTTGGCAAGAGCTGGATTACTGGTGCTTTTGTTTTATGGACTCTATTTAATGACTCGGAAAAAAAAATAATGATAATATCAGCTTCTAAGGAAAGAGCTGATAACATGTCAATATTTTTACAAAAACTTATTATTGAAACACCATGGCTAAGTCACCTACAACCAAAGAACGACGACAGCAGATGGTCAAGAATTTCCTTCGACGTAAACTGCTCACCTCATCAGGCACCATCAGTCAAAAGTGTTGGTATTACTGGTCAGTTAACGGGAAGCAGAGCAGACCTGATGATTCTGGACGACATAGAGGTACCGGGAA